GCGCCTGGTATTGCAGTAGCCGCACTTAGCCCAATGGTTTTGTAAAACTCTATTTTTGGAATCTTTGAATAAAATTTTTCATGCAATGAGTCGGCCAGAGCAACGTCTGGCACAGAGTCATATTGTGGATACTGTGCGCGAAACTCTGCAAGTGTGGCCATTATCTGACTCCAGGTATTGTCAGCCCCAATGGATTGGTTGGCGTTGCATTAGATATAGGGCCACCGCCTGCGGGTGCGCTTCCACCGCCATAACCTTCAATGTATTTTCTGCCTTCTTTATTAGTAGACATTTTCATGCCTTCAACAGCACGATCTCTAGCAGCTTCTTTTTGTGCAATTACTTTTTGGGAATCACCAATTAAAGGGAAAAATTCTTTAATTGTGTTAGACACCTCAGATGCGCCAAAGGCTGCACCAGAGGTTTTGCGCAAATAAGCAGTGGCAAACGCTAATTGTGCTTGCGCTAATTTCTGTTGATCTGCATTTGGCCCAATTAAACCAGTTGGGTCTGCATTAAATGTTGATTGAATAACATTGCCAATGTTCTCGCCAACGCCAAATGGAACCATTTGCGCCAAGCCACTCAAAAGACCTGGCACAACTGCGTTCTTAACAGTGCCTGACTTTTCTAATTGTTTGATGGTATTTTGTGCCTGTGACATTGCGCCACCAAACATGGCAGCATTGCTTTGGGCTTCGGTCATTGCAGTGCCTTTGCCCATCAATGGCACACTAGGAGCTGCTACTGGCGCTTGTTGATCCAAGACGCTTGTCATGCCAGGGATAGTTTGAACAACAGGCGCAGGGGCGCGAGCGCCTGGCATACCAGCGCCCGCAGCTGGCGTAGTTGGTGGTGCAGCACCGCCAATTGAAACAGGAAAGGCTTGCAAAGTGCGCTTGTTAACACCAACAATTGAGCCATCTTCAGCTTCTTTAAGTTCAAAGCCAGGGTTGGCTTTTTCCCATGCAAATTTGTTTTGGTCAAACGCCAAACGGGATGCAGAAAGGTTTGCTTGTCTTTCTGCGGTAATGTCGGCAAATGTTTTGCCTTTAGTGAATTCACTACCAGGCACAACGGTAGCCACGCCACCTAATCCTGGGCGAGTCATTAAACGACCGCCGCCGCCCGTATCTTGGGCAAAGGTGGATGGCTTGTTTAACTCCATAAACTTTTCAGTGCCAAGTTTTGATTGATTGATTAAATCAGCAAATGCTTGTGGGCCTGCCTGAATAGCTTGTTGAATGCGAGCCATTGATTGTTCTGGTGTTACACCGCGTGCGGCTAAAGTAGGGCCAAGAACAGGGTCAGCATGGTTTGCTTGATGCCAAGCCAAATATTGTTCTGGCGCTTTAGGGTCAAGTGGGTTAATTGTGTCAAGAAACGAACGTGATTGTTTTAATTTAGCGTCAATTAAATTAGATTTTTCAGCTTCTAATTTAGTTGGCTGCGCTGTTACTTCACCTTTTAACTTTAATGCTTCAAGTTTTTGTTTTTCTAATTCACCAAATGTTTTTTCAAGCCCAGGCAATTTAGACCCAAAACCACCCGTAGATAAAGTTTGGCGTAAAGTATTTAAGTCAACTTCGCCTGTTTGTGGGTTATATGCTTTGGCATACGCTTGATTTAAAGCATTAACAGATTCTTGTTCTCGCTGTGCGGTAGCCAACTGGTACTGCGCCAACGCATTTTGATTTTGATAATTTTGAATTTGTGAAACTTGGCCGTATTGCGCCAAAGGATTGGCAATTTCAATACCTCTAACGCCAAGAGCAATGTTTGGATCAATAGCCATTTTTTACCTCGAATCTATTAAGGGCCGTAACCCGCGCTAGTACCATATCCAACATTAGGAATTTGAGCAGTTTGAGGAGTACGCAAAGCATTAAGCAAAGCGTTACCTTGGCTGTAATTTAAATATGTACCCAAACCACCTGTTAAAGCATTGGCCATACCCACTTGTCCTGCCGCTTGAGCCGCGCCAGCACCAGTCATTAGATTGCCTGCACTGGTTGCATAATTTTGACCAGCTTGACCCACTAAATTAGTAGAAGTTTGCCCAATGCCAGCCATGGCCGCTTGACGGTTATACAACTGGTTTTCACGCGCCACATCTGTGCCGTAGCTAGTCAATGCACGGTTGTAAGCGCTCTGATATTCTTGAGAGCCTAAGTCTTGGCCAAAGCGCTGTGCGGCTTTTAAAGCACCGCCAGAGATTAAACCACCACGGGCAGCCGCCTGACGATCAAGCGCTTTCTGACCTTCCGACAAACGGAAAGCGTAGCCTGGGTCTTGGTACATGGCTTGATTAGTAAACGAAAACGCGCCAGGCACATTGCCCGCCGTGCGTTGCATTTCGGCTAATGCGTTATAACCAGCCGTGCGATACGGCGCTTGGTCTTCACGCGTTTGTCGAAATTGTTCTGCTTGAAGTTCAGCAGCGCGGTTAGCCGCTTCTGCCTGTGTAGATGCGGCGCCTTTAGCGGCGCTGCCACCGATAAGTGAACTGCCAATTACGGCTCCAGCTACCCAAAATGTCATGGCAGCACCTCTAATGGTTGGTGTTTAATTTGATTACCGAAACTATACATGTTATTAGGTTCTGCTTCAACCAATTCGGTCTCAGCTTCCTCAACATTTTTTGCCTCGATAGCGTGAAAAGTCATACACAGTGCATTAGTAATTGCATACACTGCACGTTTAGTGCCTGGTTTACTTGAAAACAAATGAGGCCCAGTAACCTCTTGCACTCCATCGTCTGTGGTAATCGCTACCGTACCAGACACAATTAGATAAAAGTGTTCTTTTTTGTGGACTGCGCCTACAACCAAAACGCCAGCATGACGAAACACTTCACGGCAATACATACCGCCATGAAAATAGTGCTTTGTCTCAGGTTCGTATTGAGGTAATTTAGACACTTCGGCCTGCAAGGCTTGCACCTTATCTAGCATTGAAGTGGGTCTGTCAATTTCAAACCCTTTACCGTAGACAATTCTCATCAAGTCACCTCACGTCCAGAAACGCGAATGTTGATTGCGCTGGCTGTGCCTGCAATTGTACTGATAAAGTCGCCAACGGCAAGCACTTGGCCGACCAGTTCAGGAAACGTGTAGACCTCAGACGCCTGCAAGGTCTTGGTCTTGGTAATCAAGTTGGTATTGCCAGCAGAGCCTGCCAAAGTAACCAAGTTCACGCTGATCGTGGCAGCAGACGCGCTGATATTAGTAGCCGTAAACTTGTCAATGATGGCAGTAACGCCAGTCGCTGTGTACTGGGTAACTTGGGTTGCTTCGGCAAATTTAGCCGGTACGAGGACTTTGACGGTGACTGTCATGATGTTCCTTATGTTGGCGCGGTGAACGCCGTAATCAAACCGTTTGAGAACGTCAAAGAACCATCAGTTCCCAAAGCGGTAATTTTTGCCAATGTTACAGAACCAGTTGAACCTGTTGTGGAAAAACTAGCATCAATTGTAATTGAGCCTGCGCCGTTATTGATAGTAATATTTGTTCCCGCTGTTAACGTAGCTTTGCTAAGTGTATTACTCGTAGTATTGCCAATTAACAGTTGACCATTAGTAAATGTTGTTTGGCCTGTACCACCAGACGCAACAGGTAGTGTTCCCGTGATCAAAGCAGTTGTAGATGTGGCATACATCGCGCCGCCAGACGTAAATGATGACAAGGCTGTACCGCCCGACGCCGTAGGCAATGGCGGCACTAAACCAGATATTTTGCCGCCAGTAATATTGACGTTCTCAGCATTTTGCGACGCAATGGTTCCAATCTCTAGCCTTGGCGCAGTTTCTACTTCTTGTTTTAAAGCCGCTAAGTCAGCGCTTAAATCAATTGGCAATGGCTGTGTTTCTACAGTTTGAGCCAATGTTTGAAGCGCTGCGTCATAAGACGCAATTAAAGACTCAGGACTTGGGCCAACATCGTCAACAACATTTGTTGCAATGTTATTAAGCGACAAAAAGAACAAGTACCAAGCACGGTCAATTAAACCCGTGCGAGGGTCAATCAACGGCACTCTGGGAGGCGTGATCGGCGTTGGATTAGCGTTAGGGCTAGGCATTCGTTGGACTCAGAATAAGTTCTGCACCCATGATGGCAATCTTCACAGGGTCAGTGGCAGACACCTCATACACTCGGTCACGCAACTTGGTAGTCATGCCAAGCCGCCGCCAGATTACACGTTTGTAATATTGGCCGATCTTGCCCATGGATGCCCAATGCTCGTTAGACCACGTATGGCCGCCATCGTCTGAAAAGCGGAGCATGACTTGAGGGTCACTGCCTTGAGTAATCGGTGTTGTGTCATCGCTGATTAAATAATCGCCACTTTCGGTAATTAAATAATCAGCATTTTCAGTTTGAAGATATATGGTTTCGGCGATCATTGAGCCATTTAAACCAACGCCAGACTCGCAATCAAGTTGCATCATGTGCTGGGTTGTGCGCTTGAGCGTGTTAGTGCCAGTTGGCAACGCGCGCCATGAACGCAACCACTTTTGAATGCTACCGTTGTCCGAATAATCATCTAAGTCAAACGCATAGATGTTGGCGTTTTGAAAGTCGCCAATAACAATCTTGTTATTAAACGCCATTTGGCAATTGCCACGGTGACGAGTAAACGCGCCGCTGGCAAAGCCTGCACGCTCATGCCAGGCTTGTGTCGCCGCGTCATAAACCCACGTTGTATTGGCGCTAGGGAAAACCAAAACATAAAAGCTATGGCCGTCTTGCTGATAAGTGTAGGCAATAGCATCCGATAAATCAGCGTATTGTTGGATTTGCCATTCAACAGCATGGGTTGAAATGCGCACGCCGGCATAACCATTGGCACGGTAAACAATACCTTGGCCACGGCGGTCACGGCCAAGCCAGAACAGGCCGTTGTCCATTTTAGCCACAGAGTAAGGGGCAGCGCACCCCAACTCGTTAAACGCGCCTTGGATGCGTTGCAAAGGGAAGTCTGTTGCGCCAGAGTCGTACCAGACTTCAATTGAGTTTGTGCCAAAGGCCCACACTTCGCGGAAGTTAGACGCCACAGCAATCAGGCCGTCAGGCGAGCCTTCGGTGCTGACAAACTCTAGCGGATCAATGGATGTACCGTCCAATAGCTGTGTCACCCACATCAACTGGCTGTTAGGTTCATTAAACACAAAGTAGCCGTCAAGATAGCAAACAGTCACAGCGCCTGGAAAGTCAGGGTCTGTGATCTGGCCAAAGGCATTGGTTGTGTTGTTGTAAATATAGCTAAGACCGTTGCAGGCGATAAACAATTGCGTACCATTGTCAGCCATGCTGACTGGCCCAGTACCGCTTACCGTGCCAATTAACGTGGCGACATACGAAGTGTTGATCTTGTAAAGCTGAATGCCTGACACCACAAAAGCCGTGCTGTCGTTGGATGAGAACGCCCACAAGCCACGGATAGGGCCGTTGCCAATGGTGTTAAGTAACTTTAGACCAGGGGCGCGGTTCAGAAATGCAGGCTCTTTACCGGCCTCGGGGACAATCTCGGGGAAAAGGTTGACCATCCGAGCGTCTGCCGCATTGACAGATCGCGCTACATAAGTAGAGCCAAGAATCGGCGTCTTCATCAATAGTTACCGGCATAGATGTTGAAACGCTGGCGGTTGGCCACCAATGCGTAAGGCAGTGCCATCACATCATCAGGGTTGTTGATGCGCTTCAAATCACGCTTAGAAGTCATCGCAATGCGCTGCACTTGGGGGCTTGGCTCAACGCCAAACTCGGGGGCAAACTCCATGGCCAAGTTGTATGTAAACGCACGCAAATAACCTGGTGGGTAGTACAAAACTGTAGACAAATCAGCAGGGCGATTTAGTTCTTCAACCGACACAAAGTGAAACTCCAAGTCCTGCGTGGGCCTTGGGTAAACGTACATCTCAATATCAGGAAACGACATGTTAATCCACATCACTTGTGGGTAAGTGGACGTTACGGTCTTAACAGCAATACCGTTGTACTGCTGTTGATTGATAAACTTAATGCCATACGACACATTGTTGGGCGCTCTGAAGTACGTAGAATCGTCAAGCAAAATGGGGCGGTTGCCTACAAAGTCACCAGTTGGGCCAAGGGTGCGGCTAATAATGCTAGCAGGCCATGTGAAGATTTGATCTTGCGTAGAGAACACTGACAGACGTTCTGTGTTCCAACTGTCGATCATTTGATTGAGCGCCATCAAGGCGTCTTGGGATGTAGCCGCAGAGGGCGTTTCACCTTCAGCAAGCACACCGAGAAGCCGAAGGGCACGTTCAATTTGTTGGCCAGCGGTGTACGTTGTCATGCTTAAACCTCTTCAGTAATCACTTTTCTACGGCGCTTAACTTCCAGCACGTTTACAGGAGCCGCTTCAGGTTCAGAAGGCGTGTCTGGATTATAGCGAGTCCAGCCATTTTTTTCATCTGCTTCGACTTCAAGTTCCATTGTGGCAACTTTAGCACCGTGAACAGGGTGAAACATTGTAATGTTCATATTAAGAATGGGGGTGATTAACCCCCATTTGGTTAGGATGCTACCAATGGAACAGAATACCACTGGGTAGTGGAAGATGCCACCAACAACGAACTGGTAAGGTTTGTAATGCTATACGCACCATTAGCCGCAACTGCATTGATTGCCCCACCAGTGGCGGGATAAATCTTCAGCGCACCGGCAGCGGTGTTTTTAACGATAATTACCATACCAGCTACCGCTGTGGGCAAAATTACGCCCTTAGTGCCATCTGCCGCCGAAACGACATTGATACCTTCGGCTAGTGCAGCAGCATCGCCTTGAGTACTGCCAGCCGCCGCAACAGTGGCGACAGAAAGACGAATAGCGCCAGTAAACGTGCCGCTAACTGTGGCAGTTGTTGAAGTAGAACCACTGATGGTAGCACCACTGATAGTAGAGCCAGTGATGACAGCGCCAGTGATGGTCGTGCCAGCAACAAGTTCTGGATCAGAATACGCTACACCTACGGGTTTGGAATTGGCCATAATTGTTCCTTTAAAAATGAGGGCCGAAGCCCCCATTTAGGTTTAGCCCGCAATGCGGTACAAAGTCCAAGCACCATCGCCGGTTTTACGAGCGCGGAACAAGGCGCCGGTGTTTTCCAACACCACCATGTTACCGAGCAAAGTCCAACCAGTAGCGGTAGACAATGTGAGTTGATAAGCAGTGTCATCAACGGCAACTGCAAAGTCAAATGCAGCGTTGACTTTTTGGGCGCTGCTAATTGCGGCTTCCAAATCGGCAACGGTAGGCAACGTAACAACGGTGTCAGCCGCAGTGTTGCTGGTGATCAAACCAACCGCCATTTGAGCGCCAGTTAGGGTTGCAGTCGTTGCAGTAATTGCAAGAGGTGCGCCTTGAACCATCAATAGCGCTTCGCTTGTATTGCCTGCGCCAACTTGATAGCCACTTGTACCATTAGGTAATGCCATGATAAATTCCTTTAAAAGATGTTACAAAATGAAACCCCCGAAGGGGTATTCAGATTAGCCCCAGATGCGGCAGGCCATTTGTGGACGAATTGTGCTGAAACCGTACAAAACGTCAATACGGCAAGGCATACGGTCATTGTTAATATCGTACTGACGTACGATACGCAAGGAAATGCCGTTGTGGACTGCACGGGCAGCCATGTCAACACCTTGGGGCAACAGCAAGTCAGCAGTTGCAAAGGTGATGGCGTCCTTGTGATAGACCAAGTTCTGTGCGTACTGAGTAGAAGCAGCGCCCACAAACACGACTGCTTTAGCAGCGGTAGGGAAGCTGTCAACGGTAGCCAAAGCATTAGCGGCAGTGTAGATAGGAGCAACAGTCACAGTGATAGCAGTGCTAACAGCAGTTGCATCGGCCAAAGCTACAAACTGGAACAATGAACCAGTAGATTCACGAGTCTGTGGGTTCACAGCGTAGCAATCAGCAACAGTGAACACGTCGCCAGCCTTGACAGTTACGGCAGAGCCAACGGTCAAAGCAATGCTGGTAGCGCCTTCAGAAGACACAGTGGTGGTCACAGTGCCGCCAGTAGCAGCGCGAGTGCCAGTTGTGAACTGCTTGATAGACTGAGACATGTTGATCTCATCAAAGCCCAACACACCAGTGCCCATCATGCCGTTCTTGAATTGCTTGCTGATAGTGTCTGTAGGATTAAACAGACCTTTCATGCCTTCAACCAAGCCAGCGTTAGCAGCAGGGTTTACGGTAGCGTAACGTGGGGACATCACGGCTGCGTTCTCGTTCAGCTTCTGCTGGGCTTGGAGCAAGACCAAAGAAGTAGAAGGAGTAGTGCCAGGTGTACCAACGGTGTTACCAATGGTTTTGTACGCATTGGCCACATCAGCATCAATAGAAGATGCCAACTGGCTGATACGAGGCTTTAACACACGCTCTGCGAAGTCATCCAACTGCATGGTCAATTCAGCAGATGTGAAGTTGACACCGATGTGCTTTTGGCTGGCAACGGTCAAAGTGGTGAACTGTTCGTTGTCGTCTTGCACTTGCAGGGCGGCGCCGTCAGTTACCAAAGCGCGGTCAGGTAAACGGATACGCAGGGTTGAACCGATCTTAGCACCTTCAACAGCAAAGCTGTCGTCGTACTGGCGGTTCACGTTACGGGTGATCACAAGGTTGTTCTCGAGGATTTCGAGAGATTTTCTTGTGATCATGTCGATCGTCAGAATACTGTTTGACATTTTAAAAGTCCTTTAAAAAAATTAGCGGTTCTGTGCTTCCCACTTTTTCACTTGTCGTTTGCGTTCGGCCTCAATCCACTCTGATGCACTCATGGACTTGGTAGACCGAGGATCAGTAGTATCGTAGGCCGACACTCCAGCGGAGCGTGCGGTGACAGGTGAAATCGGCGCTGGCGCAGATGTCGTTTTTCTAACTGGGGGCGCTGAAACCAATTTGGCCTCAATTTTCCCAATTTCCTTCGCCTGGCTCAATGGCGACATGCGTGAGATGCGATCTGCTTCTTTTGGATTAGAGCCGAGATAGTACGCTAACTCTGGCCCCACGTCCGAAGACTGGATCGTTTCTGCCATCACGTTTGTGATCGGAAGTTTAGGGTTGTAGGCAACTTGTTCAAAGTCGTCGTACTTAGTCCTAGCTTCTTCTTCCAAATCGTGATAACTCTCAAGAACAGCCGATTGCTGCTTGGCCGCTTCACGTTTGGCGATCAACTCTTCTGCCTTTTGGTAAGCCAATGCTTCCGCATAATGCTCAGGGCTTTCAAATTGATCAACGGATGCGGTTGGTGCAGCTTTCACAATTTGCGTTTCCGCAGACCGATTTGCTTGCTCTCTTTCCCACTTACGTTGCTCTCTTGCGAGGCGTTTGCCAATAGCAGCGTCAAGTTCCTCTTGCGAGA